TACGAGATAAGATAGTAAAGCTAATGCACCCTGTAAGCTTCAAAGTAATTTATCCCGAAACTCAAATGGAAGAAAACTACCCAATAGCGAATAGTATTGTAGACCTCATCCAACAAGAGCGCCTAAAAGCTAAGATAGAAGAACTTAAAGACTGGGCCGTTGATGCTGATTATAATAACGAGGGTAAAGTTGGCCCTGTAGATGCACGTATAGCTAAGTTGGAATCTCTACTAAACAAGGAGTTGAAATGATTGACGAAGGAACATGGCTAGTAGTCATTAGAACTACACAAGCTCTACATCACAGATTCGTAACTGTTAAAGGTGCGGCGCATACTACTGAAAAATTAGATGAGACTATATTGAGCAAAGGCGATTTTAAAAAAGGTAGTTATGTAATTGAGAATATGGTTAAGCTTAGTGACAAAGTTGAACCAGAGGAATCAAAGGGTATATAATAAAAGTAATGGCTAATGAAAATAAAGACATCGGTAGACCCTCAGACTATACGCCTGAACTAGCTACTAAGATATTTGCTCAACTAGCAGAAGGTTATTCATTGAGGACTGTTTGTAAGCCTGATGATATGCCAAGCAAGACCACGATATTTAGGTGGCTATCTCTGTCAAATGATGCAGAATGGGCTAAAGACTTTCGTGACCAGTACGCGCGTGCGAAACAAGAAGCTGCCGATGCACTAGCAGATGAGATACTTGATATAGCTGATGATGGGAGTAACGACTGGATGCTTGTTCACAAGGGTAATAGCTCATACTATGCCGTTGATAATGAAGCAGTACAGCGTTCAAAGCTAAGGGTAGAGACGCGTAAGTTCTTGATGGCTAAGATGAAGCCTAAGAAATACGGGGAGAAGTTAGACCTTACAAGCCGTGGCAAACGCATAGAAACTACACCTTTAGTAGTAAGTACGATTAAAAGTAGGGCAGAAAACCCACCTGATGATATAAATGAGAATGAAGAATAGCACAAGAGTGCCAAATATCACGGCGATATATCAAATATTACTAAAAATTAACGTCAGACATGGTATAAATGCTAGAATTAAAGCCTAAACAGCAAGAAGCGGTAGATGCGGTCAACGACCCGATAGTAGATACTCTTGTTTTGTTTGGTACGGTAGGAACAGGCAAGACGGACGTTGCAGCTCACATTGTTATCTCAATATGTCATGCCTTCCCTAAAACTTATTGGCCTGTATTCCGTCAAAACATTACAACAGCAAAAAAGACAGTCATACCATCCTATGAGATTATGCTTGAACGTATGGGATTTATCGAAGGCGAAGATTTTACATTCAACCGTACTGATTACATAATCAAATTCCATAACAAATCTGTAATTGTTTTCACTGAGGCGGATGTAACTAAAGACCGTCAAGGGCGTAAAATTAAAGGTATTAACGCAAGTGGCAACCACATTGATGAGGGTGATGAGCTTGTTGAAAGTATGCTTGTAACAGCCACATCTCGTAAGGGTAGACGTAATGAGCAGGGCCAACCTAGCTTATCTATTCACACACTAAACCCTACCGACCACGAATACTACATGAAGGTGTATAACTCCTACAAATACCCAGGCGAAACGGATGAATCAGGCATAGTAATTGAACCGTTACCAGCAAATGTAAGGGCCATTGAATTTACAGTTGAAGATTCATGGCAAACACCACAGGATATAGCGGGGCTTATGACTAACCCTACTTGGTGGGTTGAACGCTACATGAACAATAACTGGCACTTCAAAGATGAAGAAAAGACTATATTTAAGTCACATCTATTTGCCAAAGCTAGAACAGAGAAGATTGAACCAGGCCGCAAGACTATTGGTTATGACGTTGCAGATGAAGGTAGGGACCGAGCTGGTGGAGCTGAGTGGGAGAATTTCACCTTATACGATATAACGATTACTAAAGAGAGTTCGCAACAGGTTAAGTCAGAAGATCAGGCAGATTGGCTTATCATGCGATCAGATGAACGCAACATCGGTTATGAGAACGTAGCCGTGGATGGCGTAGGTAACGGCGTGGGTGTTATCACAGCTGGACGTATGAAGGGTGCAGAGTTTGCGATATTCAAATCAGGTATGTCACCAGATATGTACCTAACATTTGAGGATAAGCCGCTGAGTAAGGTTGACGCAGAAAAGAATAGTGAGATAGTTTCATTCAACAACCTACGCTCACAGGTGGCCTATATGCTCGCTATGGGGATGGAACAGGGCAAGGTTAAGCTGTTCATTGATACGCCACTCCTCAAGGAGTTCATTAGCGAGGCACAGCAGCATCATAACGATGTTAAGGATAAGGTTTTCATACTGGAATCAAAAGAGAGCATCAAAAAGCGTACAGGCAAATCACCTGACATATTCGACATGGTTTTAATGGGCTTTTGGAAACAATTAAAGAAGCAAGCCAAGATTGATTATTCTTGGGGCGTTCGCTAACCACCCTTTGCTATAATTAAATTAAGAGATTGAGTAACTTATCTATGCCTATATTAAAGACTACTTTTGAAAAACTAAAAGCCAACTCGACAGAGATAATTACTAACTTATCTTTGTTTGTTGGTTTACCTGTTGTACTGAGCTTATATTTTGATTACCGAGCAGGTTTACTATTTCTATTCACATCACTCGCTGTCACAGGCTTTCTTGCTTTGAGGGGTGAATAATGGGTCTGTTGCGGAGTGCTGCATCACAAACTCCTGTAGCAGCTATTAAGGCTCAAACTAATTATATTGGGCATGAATCGTTTGCTACTAAAAATCCTTACTTTCTAGATTGCTACGAACAGGATAAGTACGCTTCTGTTTATCCATCTATAAAAGCTATCTCAAATGAGTTTATGACTGTCACGCCATTCGCGGTTGATGGTGAAGGTAAACGTCTAGCCCGCCCACCACAGGGCGTTAATGCGTTTTATCACCCTAACCAATTAGACAGCGCTGTTGCTTTCCGTGAGAAGTTAGCGGTAATGAACTTGACGCACCGCATGACATATGTTCTTGTGTGGCGTAAAGAAGGCAACAAGGCGGTACTTGGTGGAGAAATTACACCATTAAACATAGCTGGTTTCACATTCCTAGAAAACCCCGCAATAACTGTACGAGATAAAAAGACATACTACTCAATGGGCGCTCAAGAGTTCAGTGAAGATAACGTAATTGCTATCCCAGGTGGTGTTGACCCTAGCGGCCTTTATCACGGGTACGCCCCAGGTATTGCTAGCGCTCGATGGGCCACACTTGATGAGTACATAGCAGACTTCCAAAAGGGATTCTTTGAGAACGGTGCTGTACCTGCTGGACAATTTGTCGTTACCGCTGCAAGTAAGACTGATTACGAAGATACCGTTGATAAACTCCAGGAAGCGCACAGAGGTTCAGGCAAGAACAACAACGTAACGTATACCCCTCGCCCTGTAGACCCTGTAACTAATAAGCCAGCAGATGCAAAGATTGAGTGGATACCTTTTGCTCAGACCAATAAGGACATTGACTTTAAAAGCCTATTTGAACAAGCCAACAACCGTATTGATTCAACATTCGGTGTGCCTGCTTCTATCCGTGGTGTTGGTGAAAGTAATAACTATGCAACGGCCCGTGTAGATCAACAGAACTTCATCCGATTCACTATCAAGCCATTAGCCCTACGCATCTACTCACAGATTACCCACGAGCTTAATCGTATTACTGGGGGACTTGGATATGCGTTTACATTTGAACTGGATTACCCTGCTGTAGCTGACGAGGAAAAGATACAAGAAGAAACTAAGCAGATTAGAGATGACCGAGCGCAGAAATGGGTTGCACTAGGATACTCACTTACGTCTGTCGATAACTACCTGAAGTCTGGCAAGCTTGAAGATTTGGACATGGTTGAAGTTGCTGAAGATGAAAACGATAACCCAGATGTTGACGATGGCAGCGAAGTTAAGCAATCACCTAACCCAGATGATGTAGATGGGGTTACTCCTGTACCTCGAAGTAAAATCAAAGCTCAGGTATCTAACAGAGACTACCCAGAACTATATGAGGACTTGGACATAGATGTGGCAAACTTAGGGTGTATTATGCTCGATACTAAGAAGCTAGATATACTCAAAGTTGTCGGTGACAATGCAGAAAAGGATTTAGTTAGTTCTACAGATAGGCATGACCACCAAATGGGTGCAGTAGCTGAAGTAGAACCGCACGTTACCCTCCTATTTGGGTTGCTAGAGAACGGCAATGTATGGAAAGATAAAGTTGATACTTTGTTAGATGGCTGGAACATTGAAACAGTTAAGGTCAAGGATATTAGTTACTTTGACTTGCCTGAAAGTTATGCGGTAGTAGCTCACATAGAAGAAACTACTGACCTTCTTGAGGGACATAACAGACTAACTCTATTACCACACGTTAATACGTTCAGTGAATACCGTCCTCACATGACACTGGCCTACATTGAGAAAACCGCAGACCTTGGTAAATGGTTGACTACATTGAACGCAAAGTATTCTGGGAAAGAATTAAAAGTCACTGGTATTAACTATGGTGATAAGCCAGAAGATGATAACAGTGACTCATCTACTAAAGCCTTAGCTCGAGGTAGCAAAGGCATAAACCCAAAAGCTGAGTTGACAGATGAAGATAAGATGGAAGCCGCAACTAAAAAGTTCATGCGCTCCCAGCTTGACCGAGCTATAGATGAACTCTCACCAGACATTAACGCACTAGAAGAACCTACCAAAGAAGAACTTGATGAGTGGGTTGCCTCAATGCTTGCTATTGAAGCTGCAATATTGCTTGAGTATGGTATTAAAGGTTACGCAGAGGGTCTTGCTACCGCTGGACTTACCTCAGAGGGATTGCAAGGCTACTTCCTAAGTGAAACAGCTAAGGACGCATACGAGATGTATCTAAGGCGTGTAGGCGCTTCATACGGCAAGGATACGGCAGAATCACTACGAACTGTCCTATTAAACGCTGAACGTGACGGCTTAACCCGCAAGGAAACCGAAAACGCCATTAAAAACATTATGAATACTGATGAGTGGAGAGTTAAACGACTATCCCGAACCGAGCTAAACAATAGCCAGAACGTTGGCCGATTAGAAGGAATGAAGTCATTGAGTGCTGAAGTTGGCGGCAATTGGGAAAAGACTATACAACACACTAAAGGTGGTATCTGTCCCCTATGTGCATCACAAGAAGGTATCTGGAGTGCATTATCTCAACCTTTGTGGGGATTAGGTGAAGCTATTTCAACCGTTAATGACAAAGACGAGCAAGTAATATACATTAATGACTGGCAGACTAACGAGGCTAATGATTACCACCCAAATGGGACGGGTACACTAATATTCAGGAGAGTACTATGACATATGATCTAAATGCTAGGTGTAATGGCTTAATTGACGGAAAAGTTTGTGGCAGGTTCTTAAAAGTGAAAGCTATTAAGTCATCCAGCGTTGTTGTGACTTGTGATGATAGGAAGTGCAAGAAGGATAACACTATTAAAGTTGTTATGCTCAGTGAAATGCTAGGCCAGAAGCCACACGACCATGACAGCGAGCAGTAGCCAAAACCTCTGTTTGGTATACTAATAATAGGATTAAAACCGAGATGTTCGTTACATGAACGTGGCAATAATTCCAACGAAAGGTATAAACAATGAACACTAAATTCTGGAACTGGAACGTCGAAGCCGCTGGTGAAAACGAACTAGTTATAGATGGTGTCATAGCTAGCGAGAGTTGGTTCGGTGACGAAGTAACTCCTAAGATGTTCAGAGATGAGTTAGCGCAACACTCAGGAAACATTACAGTACGGATTAACAGTCCAGGCGGTGACGTTTTCGCAGGTGTAGCACTTTACAATATGCTTAACGAACATCAAGGCGACGTTACGGTAAAGGTTGACGGCATAGCAGCCTCAATTGCATCACTAATCTCAATGGCTGGTGACAAAATCGTAATGCTTCCAGGCTCTATGATGATGGTTCATAACCCTTGGACAATGGCTGCTGGAAACGCAGAAGACTTAGAGCAGGTTGTAGAATCTCTCAAGAAATGCGCGGAAAGTATGTTGCCTATTTATGTGGCACGTACAGGGCAGACAGAAGATAAGATTAAAGAACTATTAAAAGCTGAAACATGGTTGACTGCTGAAGATGCTGTTGAGCTAGGATTTGCTGATGAAGCGGTCAAAGCGAAAGCAAGCATATCTGATTCAATCAAAAATGCGTTAAGCTTTGCATCGGACGTACAGAGCGCAGTAATGCAGCCTGTCATGAGCTTGAAAGTAAAGAAAGCGGAGGTAGCCAGTGTTACCGATGAACCCAAGACTAATGTTGAAGCTCCTGCTGAGGAACCAAAAACCCCAGTTGAGCCGAAAGCGGAAGTTAAAGAAGAAACCAAAGCAACAGAAGTGATTGAAACTGTAGCGGAGAAAACAATAACTCAATCAAAGGAAACTATAATGGAAGAAAAACAAGAAGTTGCTGCTGCACAGGTCATTGCACCTAAAGCTCAAGCCGCAGTTGACACAAAGCCACAAGTAACACTAAAAAGCTACTTGAAGACTGACGAAGCTATGAACGCTTTTGCAGACATTCTGGCAGCTAACCCTGGTGAAATGGGTGGAAGCAGCTCAGACGCTGTACGTGCATCATGGAAGTCACACCTAGAAGTTAAAGCTGGTGTTACTAACCCAGAGATTTTCCTGCCTACTCCACTTATCGAAGCTATACAAAACGCTTTTGAAGATGGTGGTGAGATCTGGAACCGTGTGTCTAAAGTTGGTGCTGACGTATGGAACGCTGCATGGGATACTGAAGACGATGTAAACGATAACAATGGTCGTGCCCGTGGTTACCGCCGTTCTGAAGCCGAGGAAAAGGCAGAGCAAGTACTTACATTTGCTACTCGTATCCTTCGCCCACAGTTCGTGTACAAGTACATCACACTTAACAAGGAAGACATCAAAGAGCAACGCTCTACTGGCGCTCTAGTAACTTACATCCTTGCAGAGCTTCCACAGCGTATTGTTCGTGAAGTTGAACGTGCTATCGTCCTTGGTGATGGTCGTGCAGATTCTGATGACTACAAAATCCAAGAAGGTACTCCACGAGGATTCTTCCCTATAGTAGATGATGCTACTGCTGGTAACTTCTTCGCAGATGTACTAGAAGTAACTGGTGACGAAGCCGCCGCTGAAATGGTTGCACTCGCAGTTGACGAAATCCGTACTCCAGGTGAAGTTGTATTGATTGCTAAGAAGGGTTACGCTACTCGCGCTCGTTTTGCGAAAGACAGCAACGGTGACTACCTATTCCCAATCGGTACTCGTGCTACTGACATCCTAGGTGTTAATACGATCATTGAGCCAGACTGGTTTAACGACGTAAACTCACCACTATATGATGCAGTTGTCGTTGTTCTTTCAGGATACAAAGTTGTCGGTGATACTTCTATCGAAGGATTCCAGAACTTCATCCTAAAGACTAACAAGCAAGAATACCTACAGGAAATCTGGGCTGGTGGTGGTCTTTCACAGCGAAAAGCCGCAATTGCTATCCCAGCTCTTGACAGTTAATAATAGTTAGGTAATAAAAAAGGGTTATAAATGGACACTGCACTCGCAACCGTAGAAGAATTGACTTGTTTGTACTTGAAGGCCGAAACGTCTACGCGTACTTACTCAGTTCGTGATGGTTACAGTGTAGTGTACCTTGACCCTTTCACTACTATTACAAGCGTGAAGGTTGACGGAGATGAGATAGAGTATACGCCAGCATTTTGGGATAACCAGAACGCAACAGTGCGTAACTCTATCGTCATTGATAAAGATAAGAACTACAAAGAGGTTACAGTATCGGCAACGTGGGTAATACCCACTGATTTGCAAGCACTTATTACAAAACTAGATACCTATCTAGCTACGAGTAAATCAAGTCGAATAAAATCTAAAAAAGTAGAAGACTTTTCTATCACTCTAAACGATAAAACAGACATGGAGCAATTCGTGGATGATAATCTAGCGTTAATAAATAAATACAGTATCTGTAATGTAATAAACGTCACAAGTGGTAAAGTCTACGATAGGTGCTGCTAGATGCTTGAATCACTAATCGGTCATGGCATAAACTGTCAGGGTAAAGATTACGAGATAGTGGGCGCAACTGGTGGTGATGCTTATTCAATGGGTGGCCCAACAGTATTTGATGTGTTTGACTTAAGTGAGTATACATTTTATGAATTAGAGCGAGATGGAGTTACAGGTCTTAACATAGTAGACAGTACAACTGCTAACGGTGTCTTTAAGCTGCGTAGCGGCCTCGTAAGAGCTTCTAACAGTGAAAACGTAGAACAAGGCGCTACACTCCACATTAGACCAACTGAGAGCTTTGTAGAGGCTCATACACCAAACCGCGAACATTATACCTTGACGTTAAACCCAACTAACTTCTCATATTCAGGAGAATCATCGTGAGTTCAGTTAAGCTGACTATCAATAAGAACTGGAGTAACACGGAGCAGGTCAATCTTGAGGCTGGTTTATTAGATCTTATTACTGATGTTGATAGGCGTTCAGCTATCATTGCGCCTAGGGATACTAGCGCCCTTGTTAATAGTCGCAAGATTAGCAGGCTAGGCAAGTTAGCCTACCAACTCAAGTATGGTTCAAGTCGTGTACCTTACGCCCGCCGCCGTCATTATGAAAATAAAAAGAACCCTCAGACACTTGGCTACTTAGATAAAGCAGCAGATAGTGTTTCAAGGGGTGACAAAAGTAAGTATTTTAGGAAATTATCATGATTATTCACAGTTTACTCCAACAAATGTCTATAGATGGTTTCGGGACTGTTAATCAGGACTTACAAATGGGTGTATTGCCAATTGATACTAAAGGTGACCCCCGCAACGGGATAGCTATTATTGCTAGAGGCAATCCGATCAATAGGACACAGATTGAGGTACAGAACGTAGATTTTTATGTTAGGAATACAAACCCACTTGCTGCATCTAACCTAGCCGAGAGAATAGTTGAATATCTCCAGGAATCATACAGCGAAATATGTGACCTACCAGCATTAACAGGTTATACAACCGATACTTATAGCAACGTGACCATAGAACCTACTGCTAGCCCAGAGTTTGTAGGCGTTGATGAAAACGGTGGACATAGCTTTGTTGTGTCTGGTGTGATTCGATTTAAGAAGAACGTAGCCTAAGACGCTGATAGTGCATATTGCATCTCTCCTTAGCGTAATATGGCCGTGTACAACCATTCTCATAACAAACTACTTGCCTAGTCTTATTTACTCCTAACCAGCCTCTACGCCACGCCTGGTAGTGTTTAGAGCATAAATCGTGTGCTTTGTGTTTCAGTTGGCAATTAAGATATAAGCAAGTCCTCATATCACTATTATATATAACATGATACCTACTGTTTTATAGTAAGAATATAACCAATAACAAGGAGAATTAAATGGATTATGAACTAACTGGTAAGGTTGATGTATCGCTGAATGGCGTTACTATCCCTGCACAATTCATTTCAGACAGTGGTGTTGTGACTACAATGACTGAAACAGTACGAGAAATATCAACAATGGCTGGTGTCATACGTGTACCAACAGGTATCTACGAAGAGGCTATGTCAGTATTCAACGTAACACTACCTAACATGAACTACTTAAAGGTTGTTTTCCCCGATCTTTACACTGCTTCAGTTGATCGCCCACTAGTAGCTGGTCGTGTCGCCTTCGGTGGTAATGACTGTGTTGCCCGAACCAACACCCCGCTAGTTATTCATTACACTTGCCAAGCTAACTCAGATAACGACGTTTACCTCCCTAACGGTGCGGTTACTGCATCTGTTGAGCTTACACAGAACGCTACCGACCCTGTAGTTGTTGCGGTAACTGTACAGGCACAGCCAGATGATGACGGAGTATTCGCTTACCTTGGTACTGGTGATCTTACAGAGCCAACACTCTGGAACGCCGCTGCCGAAGCTTACGAGCCTGTCGCTTCGTAAACTATTAGCATCTCCAGTAAACGCCCCTTATTACGAGGGGCGTTTA